TGAATGGGTGGTGAAGAGGCACGAATGGTGGTGGAACTGTGCGAGCTTTGTTCCAAACGCGGCGGATTTGGGGTATTTCGTCGGCGGACAGCTTTGCGTTTATGATGTGAGAGTGGATGATGCGTCGTTCGGAGAGTGTGAGGTTGTAAGGTAAATATTGAGGGTAGACCGTGTCGAAGTTGACGAGTGTTGCGTTGAGCAGCTCAGCTTCGGGTTTCGGCGGCTGCCAGTAGCGCTGAGTCGGCAAAATGGAGTCCCAGGGGCCAACGCCATAGCCGCCGCACGCAGTTGGCACGCGTAGCCAGCGTGAGTCAGCGCGGTTCAGACGCGACCAAGATCGTTCCACGCTGGCGATGAATGCGTCGAGAGAGTCATTGTTGACCGCGCGCCTCCGAAGTGTTCGAGCCGTGTCGTATATTGCTTCCATGACATGAGCCGGCGACCACGGGTCATTGGACCAAGGCTTGCGTTGCTGGAGACCGGGCAGGGCGCGACTCGGATATCCTCGCAAGGTGCCGTGATCGTATGCCACGCGCAAGAACTCAGTGCGGCCGAATCGGATGCCGTATTTTGCGTCATTGCCCGTCGCGTTGACAGCAGCGAGGGCAAGACGCATAAGCAACAAATCATTGTATGAGCCAAGGATCGCCGTGTCGTCGCCTTTGAGCCAATAGCGCAGTTTTGGATCAAGCCGCAGCCGACGCAGCAGCCCGAGAGCTTGTTCAACTTTGGTCCCGTTCCAGCAGTCGCCGACTTGCGACGTGACGCCAATGCCGGAGGGTAAGCCGCCAGTTACATCGAAGGTTGCGGTGGTTGCATTGTGTGTTATGGTGATGGTTGATTGTGAAAATGAATGCATAACGTTGTCGTATACTGCTTGCCATTCTGCGAGATGCTCAATCGGCACGTTGGACTTGCCAGGGGTGAACGTGACCTGCGCACACGTGTAGACTTCAGAGCTCGTCGGTTGGTGATCGAATTCCTTCAAATCCCAGGGGAAATTCTGCGCGACGGCACTCGATTTAGCCATGTCTAGCATGCGCATGTGTTGTTCGCGTGGCGACTCTTCGGCCGTGACGCCGGGCCAGCGCCGATATGCGTGACCAGTCAAATGTCGAAGCCACGCCATCTTGAGGTATGTGAGCGTGTCAGATGAGACGGCAATGCGACACTTGCCGAGCTCAGGCTTCACAAACGCAACGTTTACTTGAGATGTTGCCGCCATGGCCTTCGCCGCCAGCTCTGTGAGATCGACAACATCAGGGACAAGATTCTTCTTCGCCTTGACAGGTTCAATCTTGCCGTCAATATTGAAGAGCAGCTCGCCTTCACTGCTCGAACCGCTCGTGCGCCACTGTCCGCTACGAACGAAATCGTTGAACGATATCCATGGCACGCTGTCGGCGATGGCCGTGTGCACGCGAGCCGCCGCGTGCGCAAAGTCTTCGACGACGTCGCTGGCACCAGGGATTGGTTCGTTGCCACCGTCAGCAAGTTTCTTGGTCGCTTCGACCGGCTCAAAGCCTGGAAAAGGAGGATTTCGATATCCCGTCAACGTTGCGTTCTCAATGACACGGAACTCAGGAAAGCCTTGTGTATCGTACTTTTTGCAGATATCAGACACGTACTTCATGACAAACGTCATGTGTTCAATGTCAGAATCGAAAGCACATAGGCCGTCCCAAAATTCCCACCAATCAAACGTCTGGTCGGAGAGGATCTCAGAAGCGAGCAATAAGTTGATGACTGTGATGACATCGAACCGCCACAATTTGCGCGCGCGTTCGCGAAAAGCCGTCTTGTGTCCGAACGCACCCCAAACATCAGGGAAACGGGTGCGCCGTATGTCTAGATCAGCCTTAGCTCTCGCGGGCCAAACCGCCAGGACTCGTTCATCAGTCATGGTAGCTGCGTCTAGCGCGATCAGGTCGTGGAACGCGCGTAGCCAGCTCTCTGTGGGCGGGCTGTACGACTCCGTCGCCGGGACGCCACTCTTGATGCGTTCATAGTCATATATACCGATGAAGCTGCTGGGCAATAGTGTTGTGTACCGTTTCAGCGCAGATAAATCCGCGTTGGAAAGGGTCATGTGCAACGCGTCTTTGACAATCAGAAGCTGTAACAGCGCCTCAGGCACTTTACCGGCGAGCGTCATCAATTCAAGAATGGCGACTTCAGAGTCGGACAGCGCAGATAACCACTCGGTCATGACCGAGCGGTTTATTTTTGAGCGCCAGCAGCCTGCGCAGCTGCTAGCGCCGTCTCCCCCCCCGGCGGAGCACCGTCACGGAGATTCGCAGTGCCATTCTTCTGTGCGCTGCGCATGTATTTGGCCCACATGGAGTTGACAGTGTCAGGACCCGTCTCGATCGCGCCGAAGCCGACGACGTCACCGATAAGCCAACAGCCAATGGATGCGCGAGCACTGCCAGCCATGACGGCTGCAACGTGGGCCATTTCAGCCTGTATTGCGCTCGGAAATAGATAGGCTCCGCCTGAATCAATTGTCGGCACCCAGAGCGTTGAGCTAACATGAATGCCTGTGGCGTGATTGGGCGTGGTGAAGTCTGCAAGTGCAGGATTGGCCATGACGAACTCATTCGCATCTGGAATGTTGGCAACGATGTTGCCTCCATAATTGCGGATGCGTGAAGTTGGCACGACGACAGAGACCAGACGCGCATTGAAACGCTCAGCCATTGAGTCGTCGCGGGTTGCATAGAGAGGCAGCGAATTCTTGGGCGTTGATCTCTTGAGCATAGGACCAAGGATGCCAGCCGGAATTGCGACCATGGCGAAGTCTGATTCACAGATGCCAGTAGTGCTGTTCGAATTGTTTGGTGGCGGAAACGACATGGCAGACAGCGGCAGATTTCGAGCGACAGAATGTATCACAACGTCAGGCAAGAAAATAGGAACTATACCGTACATGCGAGCCAAGGCGAGGCGACGTATCGGCGTCAAGAAGTCGGAATCACGGTTGGGGCAAATATAATCATAAACCGTCAAACCGTTGATGTCAGCGACAGGCGACGTTCCATGAATGCCAGTGTGGAGGCCGATCACCATGGCGCGATTGAGACAGCCAAGCGGCGTGGCGCCGGCGGTTCCAGACACGTAGAAACCGCGGATCAGAGAACGAACAAATGGAAGGTTGTTGTTGAGAAACGCTTCACGCCAGCATTGAGTGTCGAATCCCAATAAGTGCCGCAACACATTGATCGTCACAGCTTGCTGTAGCCCGATGAGCTGGTTCCAATAGCCGGGATAAAGCACTGACAATATCTTAGGCAGCGGCTCCACGGTTGGCCCCATGCCCTCAGCGACGGCCAGGCCTAACAGCACTCGGTTCAAGGCAGTGATGTCCAGCGCGCCCATGAGGAAGTCCCCTTTGACTCCAGTCGCACGCGGCCAATCGTCACCACTTCGTGTGAGTTCAACACCAGTTGCGGTGCCCCAGTTCTGCGCGGCCAGTCGCGATTGCGCATTGATCGGGTTCACAACAAGCGGCTGGTAAATGTTGATGCCCCAGCCACACAACTTCTCGTTGACGGACGAAATTGTGTCGTTCAAGTCCATGAGCTCATTCATGCGCTGCAAATGAACTTGGATATCCTGCGTCGTCAGGGCGCCCAACCAGCTGTAGCAGTAATCAGTCATGTAGACCCGGGTCTTTGGATTGGTGTTGATACCGTTCAGAGGAATAACCTGATCCGCATTATAGTTTGCCGTGGCTGTTGGACCAAAGGTCGGCTTGAGCAGGACCTGCTGGTCGGCGTCGTCAGCCGATTGTGGATTCTTGGCCGGGCCGTTGCGCGGCAGGATTATCCAAAGGTCTTCCATGCCGGGGATGTTTATCATTGACGACGTTGAAGCGAATCGCTGCGAGTCAAGGTTGCCGCGGTTGCTGTCGAGCGTCGCAAACTTCAGAATGTATTGAGCGAAAGGTGCAGTGGTGAGGCCCATGATGAACAAAGCGATCTGCTTCTGGGCATTCTCAGCGCCGGTGAATATGGAGGCCGGGAGGAAGACAGCGTTTGCGCGCGACTCCTGGGGCACAGCAGCCAGACATGTCGAGAAGTGAAGCCCGCCCTTGCTCAAGGGATCGTCCGGTCCGAATGGCCAGATAGGATCATTGCCGCCGAGGTCTTCACCCATGATGGGACTTGTGTTGAGCTCCAGATCAGGGCGTCCTTCCACAGGTTTCGTGCTCGGGTCGGAAATCTGCAATGCAGCAGATAAAGGCAACGTCGGTGTGGGAGCGATCCATGCCAACACGTTATGAAGCAGCAGAATTCGTGCAACGTACGTGTCCATATTGAGGCCGAGAACGGATTTGAGCCGAGCAACCCAGTTGACTTCAGCCAACAAGAAGCCTCCGGTCGTGACCATGTCTGCACGACCGAGAGAGTTGTTCGTGGCGATTGATGTGTTCATGAGCCCTGTGAATAGATCTGTGTTTGTGAGTGGACGGCCGAGCGAATTCATGATGGCGACACGTATGTCGTATTCTTGTACAGGTGAATTGCCAAGCGTGCCGCCGGGTGCGCGGATCTGACGCGCCAGCACATTTGATGACATAGGCCGCATTGTTCGGGCCAGCTGAACAGAGTTGTCGAAGAAAATGTTGTCACCACGGATTGGCATCTGCTGCGCAATAGACGCATCGCGAGGATTGGTAGAGCTAGGCATAGAGGCCAGAGTGGCCATCAATGCCGCAATATCAGTCTTGCCAGCAGTTGGCGTGTCACACAGCTCGAAGCCGGGTGCAGCGCGTATGTCATTCATCGTTGCTGAAAACTTCGGTCCAGGATCAGTGCCGCCCATTGCGCTGGCACGATCAAAGTTCTTCTTTTTATGCAGACTGGCCGCCACGCTGGCCTCGTCCGACACGTCGCGTCCGAGACTAAACACGGCGAAAGCGTCTGCATAGTCGGTCTTGACCGCAGCCGCGAACTTGGCGTCGAACCATGTATAGCCGAACAATTCTAGCGCTGTTGCGTGCTCATGCGTGAACTCAAGGCGACCAATACGCCAGGCTGCGAACCACTTTTCGGCACTTTCAGCCGGGTCCCAACCCTTGCCCCACAAATTGTCGCATATCCAGCCATAGAATTCCTTGTCTTCGCATGCGAAGCCGTAGTCGATTATCGCGCGGCGGTCCGCCTTCTGCATCTTGGCCACGACACGTTTGACCACAGCCTTGAGGTTACGCACGGCAGTTGTGCCGGATTTGGCTGTGGAAGCGTGCTGTGGGCCAGTCGCTTTGGCTTTGGCTGGCGCGGACTCCCGACCCCGCTCGTCTTTGATTGGTTTAGCTGGTACGTCAGTAGGGTCCCAAGACGTGGTGCTTGGAGGCATATCTCCACTCAGAACATACTTGACGTATGATTTGACATCTGGATTCGAGAACGGAGCAGAGTCGAGAGTGTGCTGAACGTTTCCTGAAACGAACGACTCTACGAATTGCTCGAGGCCCATGCCTTCAATATCCGCCAACGACCCGTTTCCGTGAGTAGCGTGCATTTCAGCATTGTGCTTGCTGGCCTCTTCTTCGCTGACTTTGGGCGTAGAATCGCGGACCGGCGGCGGTCGTGAAATTGGTGCGCTGCGCTGTTGATATTGACTAGTCCACAGCGGCGTGATGAGCGGGTCGATGTGGACTACGCGAACATCAGCTGCCGTGCCGCCCCCACCAGTCACAGGCACGTATTCGTCCGTCATGACTACGCCGCCGGTTGCTTTGATGTCCACAGGCACGCGACTCGACGTAACATTTGTGCCAGCCACTTGCTTCACATTGACATCGAGAGAGGCGGCAAAATTGCCATGTATGCGAGCAATGTCGATTGGAACGGTTGGACTGCTCAAAGCACCACCATTGACACGCACAATATCAATCGGAAAGTTGCCGGCAGGTTGAACGTTCATGACATTCGGTGGACATTCGATGGCGCCAACGCCACAAATGTTAACATTCGGGCCGAGATCGTCGTACCGCACGGTAATGAAGCCAGCGCCTCCGAGCGTCAGGTCAACGTCGAGAAAAAGGCCACTAGTGATTGTCGAATCCCAATCGAAGCTGAACTGCTTGAGCTGGTTCGCGCTGGAGGCAGCCTGAACCACCAGCGAGCCTTGGACAGTCTGCAGTCCTGGAAAATAGTTAGGTATGGTTCCGTTGCCTCCAAATATGAAGTATCCAGGCCCAATACCGCCTACCGACGTCGTGCAGATGTCGACATTGACGCGACATTTCGTCGGCGGATTGAGTTGTACGCTGTCGGAGAAAGCTCCAGGTGCGGAGAAAAAGTAGACATCGACCCTCTGATACATCGGGCCAGGATCACTACCACCCATGGCAGTACTGCGGTTGTAACCTGCTTGAACGAGGACAGGATCGGCCTCCCCCAGAGTGATCGCCTCTTGGACAGTAACAAATAGTTTTTGAACAGCCTCGAGTTCTGCGCAGGCGCGGGTCGCATGTTGAGCTGATGCGCTAAACGATGGCGGATTGGCTCCAACGCTTGTGAGAGTGAGAGTTGCGTGAGCAACCCACATATCATCAACACAGACTGAAGTCATCAATGGCTCGTCCTGGAATTCAACACGCTGTCCGTTGCCGTATGGATTGAATGACCCCATGTAGGTCAAGGCACGAGCAGCTGAACCGTATTCTGCCCAGAGCCACTGCTGGGCGACACGCTCCTGTGCGTCCCGTTGACGCATGTGTCCACTTGTCGTCATTGTTTTGCCGCAGAATCTCAGGGTGGCTCGAAAGTTGGGTGCGTGGGCTGGACCCTCTGAAGAGGATGTGTACTCTGGAGGAGGTACACTCAACTTCTGCGAGATGATGTTCAACGCGACGCGAGCATCAGCCGTGGAACGAAGTTCCGCAATTGAGACACGCGCTTCTGTCAGGGCAGGCCGAGTGGCGGGCGCAAGTGGCGGCACAATTGTTAACCGACGAGCAGCACGGTATGCTGCGGCGGACGAGTGTTCAATGGACTCGGCCAGTGAACGAGCGGCGTCCATCACTTCTGGTACGCCAAGGACGGCTGCCTCTGACACGATAGTGGCAGCCAGCTGGTCCATTTGGGTGAGGCGATCAAGAATCTCGCCTGGCGACAATGGGCCAGTAAAGTTATCACGTCTTTCCGTGTTGTCAGCCGGGCTACGGCTTCGCATGCTAAAGTTCGAGCAGTTGTCTGTCATAGTGCGTTAGCATTGTTGTTTTTGGAAGTTTCTACCCCAATACGCTCCGATTCGCGGGAAGGACGCTACTCCCTCACTGTACGTACGCTAGGCAATGTAGGACCATCAAGCATTACCACTTGCGCGGGCATAGGCCGGTTATTTCATCGTCGGTTTACACCTCCCGGCTTCACATGCTCGGGGAGGGCACACTAGTACGTGCCTTCTCCGTTGACAAAGTCTTGTCGCAGTCATATGTTCATTTCTTCCAGCCATTTAAAAAGCGTTTGTGCGCTCCTTTGCTACTCATCGCTGAATAGCTCTGGTTGGTGGGGCTAAGGCCGTCGAAGCAACATTCTGACCGGTCGCGGGTACGCGATCTCTCCTGAGTGCTTGTGTTGTTTTTATTTGTTTTTCGCCCGCCTCTCCTTCTGGCGGTGTTCGGGTGCGGTGACGAGGTCCCCTGGTGTAGTGTGGGAAAATTCCGG